TCAACATCTTTCAATTTCTTTTGAAGATCCATAAGTTTGTCTGTAGCATCAGCAACATTCTTAATAAGTTGTCCAGCAACCTCATAAGCACGAGGCATTTCACTTTCTTGTGCTAACTCAAGAATTCCATTAATTGCTTCTTGGCCCTTTTCAATAAGGGAATATAAATTTCCTCTTGTATAATCATAGTCTTTTCGAATATCATCAACCGTCGATGCTATTTTCTCTATTTTTTCTATAGAGGTGTCTTTTTCTACATTTGATGAAACTATATCGCTAGTAACATTAAATGTTTGATTTAAATCATCAAACTTTTTTGACATTTTCATATCTTATACAAGGGATCCATCGAAACCAAAATCATCACCATCTTCAATTAATAAATTATCAGCAGAAGTTATAGATTTAATCTCTACTCCAGCAAGATGAGAAGTGATAGTTGTATTATCTTTTCCCCTTTCGACCGTAAGAGTATTTCCTGCCACAAGTTTTACATAAATTTCCTCACCTTCTATCTCCAAGTATGTATTGGGTAGTATTGATGCTGCATCATTAACTACAATTAAAGTATCTGTAGTTGTTATATCGCTTGACAAGTTTGTTAATACAATACCGGTGTAATTTTTTATCGCTCTTGGCTCTACGGAATATACAATTTCTCTCATTGGAGTTGTTGTAGAATCTCCAGAAATGTAACTGACAGTAGTTTTTTTGATAATATCTTTTGTAGATGTAGAAATAGGACCAAAAAGATAAGTTTTTGCAGTAAATCTTAACGTATATAATAGAACTCTTCTTGTAGTAAAATCTCCTTCATAATCATCCTGCATAGTAATATTCTCAAGAATAACAGGAATATCTCTTTTTTCATTAATAGTATCAACAAGATCAACTGTCATAGTGTATGCTGGTTGAAAATATGGAATTATTTGTTCAATGATTTGAAGAGCATCGTCGTTAAGTTTGGACATTATACTGAGCTCAAATTGCATATTATATGGAACAGGAAGATATGACTTTTTAGTTTCTGTTGGATCAGTGGAAGATTTTGTAGTAAATGTTTGTGTTGTAGTTGCCTTTCTAGATGGATCGTATGTTAATCCAGTAAATTCAAATGACATCCTTGGCAATGTAATTTGAATTGGTTTATTTAAATTTGGAGATTGTTCTAATCTTGCAAGAAATTTTTGAGTTGGTCCATACGCAAGAGGAACTTTAATAATGCTTGTGACATTATTATTTTTATCATAATGCTTAATGTTTATTTCATTAAACAATGATCCAAAAGAAATTACAGTTCTTCTTAAAATTTCGTGATAAAAATATTCAAACATCTTCCTATTCCTTAGATTATTTAATCATAATAAAATATATTTATAATCAAGGCATACCAAAAGGATTATTTTCGCTAAAATCTATAATTTCATTAGCTTCTTGTTCAATCTCTTCATTATTAGAAAATCCATCTTTAACTGCAAATACATCCACATTTTTCAAATAATGAGATGCACTAGACGCAGATCCTACAATATTTTCACCTGGAACAAATTCCCCATTTACATTTGATACTTCTAAAATGTTCGTAATAGAATTCCAAGATTTTACTCTTGCAGTAACGCCACTTTGAGATCCTGTCACAATTTCATTAAATACAAAAGTGCCGAAAGAATTAATAGATGGACCACTAATAGTAATAGTTGGCGGTTCACTGTAACCAAGACCAGCATTTGTTATTCGAATTGCTGTTATAGAACCTGCAGCAGAAACAATAGCCGTTGCTGCTGCAGAAACTGAAGAAATTCCTGTAAATGATATTGACGGTGGATTTACATATCCAGAACCAGAATTGGTAATAGTTATAATACCAACAACTCCATCTCCAAGAGTTGCAGTTGCAGTTGCCCCCCTACCTCCTCCTCCTATAAATCTTACGCCAGGTGTAATAGTATATCCATATCCTGGATTAATTATTTCAACACTTTGAACTGATTTTGAATTGGGGTTAGTATTGTCATTACAAACAACAACTCCGCCTATCATTTTAGCAATAGCGGTTGCTGTTTTTCCACCATCTGGCGATGAAGAAATTCCTATTGTGGGTGTGCTTGTATATCCTCCACCCCTATTTGTAACTGTTATATATTTTATACCACCATTTACCATAGTTGTAATTGCACTCGCTGTAGATGCAATTCCGACCATTGTAAGTTTTTGAACATTTCCTGTAGGAGTAAATCCTTCAGAATCTGTTCCGCTGATATTATCATCAATATCTTCTATTCCAGTATCAATAACTTCATCTTCATATCTGAATAATTCGCATCTTAATTGATATGTATATAATCCTTGAAGTTGATAAAAAGGTTTTTCGTGCTCAACATATTTTATTTCAAACAACCTGTCACCAAGAGGAAAATAAATCAAATCACCTTCCTTTGGCCTTGTCGATAATTTGATATTTAATTGTTCCTGTATCAGTGGAGTAATGTATGTTTTAAATCTTTCTCTGGAAATAATTAAGGTGATTTCATTGAGTGCTTGAATCCCAAACTTTGATAAAATAGTCGGATTATCGCCATATCCTTCATATGTGTCAACATAAGCTTCTATTGGATATGCACTAGTAAATTTAGATTCAATTACTTCTCTTATTATAGTTTTTTCAGTGATATATTTTCTTGGCAAATAATGAACCTCAACTCCATACATACGAAGTTGTTCATTTATTAAATCCTGAATAAGTCCTTGTTCTGTTTTTGAACCTTGGAGGAAAAAAGGATTAAGCATATATTTATCCGATCATGTCTAGAGGTGGAAGTTCATAAGTGCTAGACATTTTTTCCATTAAAATATCTATCTCTTTTTGGGCATCATCATACATTTGTCTTCCATTTAGTTCTACTCCTCCCGGAAGCTTTACTCCTGTAAATTTCATCATATTTTGACCCCATTGTTTTTTTATAAGTGAAGTCAAATATGGTTTTAGAAAAGAATCATTCCAAACTCTAGAGTAATCATTTGGATCCAATGTTGAATAGCAATCGATTATAAAATAATGATCTTTAGTGACAGATCCCCAATCAATATCTAAATATAACCTATCTTGTCTTTTATTAAAACGAATTTGCTTTTGAGTGTTTAAAAGAAAATCCAAATCTTCCAAGTAAGTTTTGACCATTGCATAACTTAAAAGTTCCGTTGTTCCCCAATAATAAATATCATTTAAAAATAATTGATACTTTACACTGAACATATTGTGAGTAATTGTATTTGCTCCATCAAAAGTAAATATTTTATTTACTCCAATAATATTGGGAGGAACTTGAAGATAGTTACTATTTTCAAAATATGAAAAAGTTACTGCAGTCCCAACTATATTTGCAGTTGCAGTTGTAGTTACAACTCCAACGTTACTATTTTGATTTATTCCTCTAGCTTTACCTCTATCAATGTCATCCTGAGTAACTTTATATTTGTAAAATGTTGGATAAACTCCATCAAAATGTCTTTCTTGAAAAAATTGAACAGCATCATCCACTAAATCTTCTATTTGCTCATCCGCAACATTAATTTCTAAAACGGGAGCTCCAAGTTTTCTTTTGCAATAATCAATTAGTTCTTGCCTAGTAGATGGTTGTGCCATTAGATTTTAGATATAACTTCTTGTTGTTTAAAGTAAAGTTTTATGTAAGATTTTGCAAAATTGCGTAAAACTTCAATATCATCTATACTATCTATATCCCTAGATATTTTTTCATATTCAAACATTTTAGTCATGTTATCTAGATTAATACTATTTGGATCCATTTCCTAACTCCTTCAACAAATCTTTAATTTCATTTATATCTTTTTTAAGATTTTCCAACTCACTTTCAATAGTTTCAACTTTTTGATTTTTTTCTTTTTTTAAATTTCTTAGTATAATATATTCATTATATGAATCAGTGTCGGTATTTAATATTGCTTTTGTTGTTTGGTCTCTAACTAAATTGACATGATTTTCTACTTTTAAATGTTTCATAGTTTTATGCAAGTGCGATTACTCTTAAATCTTTAAGTCTTGGTGGATACGCTTGACTTGTTGATGTTCCTATAATTTTTATACTGTAAAATCTAAACGGAGGTAAGTTATCCACCGTAAATTCTAAATCTTTATATGAAATTTGATTGCTAGTTAGTGCTAAAGAATCAGTTTTTGACAAAAACTTATCAGGCGTTCCATCACTATTTGAAATATCAATAATTTGACCTGAAGATAAGATATTTGAATATCCTGGGAATGGGTAATAAATTAATTCTTCTGTAGAATTATTTGAGATAGCATAAAATGCTCTTATGTCATTAAAAATATTAATATACGAAGAGACATAAATCTTAATACAAGTCGCTGGAACCTCTAATGATATTGGATTAATCGCATATACGAATGCATTAGGGTCATTTACTATATCAGAAGTCCTATTATCTTTAATATAATCTGTAATAGGAGCATTGACTCTGTTTGAAGTAAATACCATACCAACTCTATCCAAATCAATTACTGGAGATAGATAGGGGTTTGATGAAGTTAAATTCAATGACAAAGTGAATGACTTGTTTCCGGGTAGATTTGGAAGAGAATTTACTTCATTAATTCTTGATGCGATAAGTCTAGGAGAATTTAAATAATTGACATCTCTGAGACTTATATCTTCAAATCCGTTATCAACAAAAGAAATTTCTGACCCATCAACACTTGTTGCTGTTATTGTTCTAATAGATGCTGATATATTAGTTCCAACCGGTGTCACATTCTCAACAATTGGAGTAATTACTTCATATTGTATATTTTCCGAGCACTTAATTGCATTCCCTCCGGTGGACTTTGATTCATTAAAATATAGTTTCGGTAAACTAGTTCCCACACTTCTATCAATACCATTTGAAGAAGTATCTATTTTAATGTTAAAATAATCAAGATCTATTGAATCGCTTACTGTAGAATTTGATAAATTGTGAACTTTATTAATTCTTCTCAAAGAAATTCCATTAAGTTCATACTTATAAACAAGTGATCCACTTGTATAAGTTGTAGAGTTTGTTTGATCTATAGATCTGGTTATAGTTCCTGTAAGTGTATTGCCAGAGACTGCTGTATATGAAATAATTTCATTGCCAATAAGTATGTATCCTGGATTTGTAGTGGCTACACTAACATTTTCAAATGTCCCAAAGTTAGTTGCATCTTCAAGAATAATATCTGATGTTGAAGTTGATGAATAACTAGACAATAATTTTGTAGGGATTACATCTGACGCAACATTGGATATTTCTACTCTATTGAGATTGGAATGCATTCCATGATTTTTGTCATTTACTTTTATATGTAAACCATCAGTTATAACAACAGGTGCGTCAGAAATCAGTATTCCTCCAGTGCTTTGATTGAGAGTAGTTGTAATTCCGGAATTATTAATATAAAGAACTGTGTTTCCTACTCCAGAAATAAAATCACCTTGAACATTATCCAAAATAAGTTCATTTGCACCAGTAATAGATGAGACAGATAATCTCAAATTTCTTCCTAATGTTGACCCACCGATTTGAGATGCTGTTAAAACATCACCAACAGAATATCCCGTACCACCATTTGAAATAGTTGCTGCAATTGCAACGCCATTCGAAATAGTTATATTTGCTGTAGCATTTCTTCCACTTCCTGTCACATTTGATAGTGACACATTGCTAAAAGTATAAGAACCAGAAGAAGGCGTGTATCCAATTCCGGCGTTTATTAAATTTAGAGATCCTGTGGATATTCCTGCAGATCCAACGTAAATTCCAGTTGCATTTGATCCATATTGAAGAACAGTGTTTCCCAAAGTCAGTCCAGAATCTTGAACTGTGCTTCCCAAACCAACTCTAATTTTTCTGGAAGAAATTTCAAGAGAATCTTTAAGTAAAACAAAAATCTGATCAGAATTGACATCTAATCTTGGATTATAAAAATTAATAGATCCAGAATTAGTAAATGTTGCTCGGTACAATGTAAACTTTAAGTCCTCTAATTGACTTGGATTCCATGTCAAACCGTTTTGCGATTTAAATAGAGAACCTAAAATATTATTAGGTTGTGATGTAACTACTATTTGATTTGATTCCGTTTGACTTGCAGTGGAAATGTCAACTTCACCCAACCTTGAAATCCAAGCAGTGTATTCATTACTTGTAGATAAAAGAACTAATGCATGATATTGTGCTCCTGGCAAATAAACGGGAGAATCAAAATAAACGGTTGTGGGAACACTAGCATCTTCTGAAACATTTACATATTTGGAATCTACTACAACCTCACTAAATGGATAAATTTGTTCTGTTGGAAGACCAAGACTCATTGGTCTCAATTGAACTATAACGGGCAAAATTGGATCTTTTGTTCTGAAATACAAATCTACCCTAGTGACATATACTCCAAACTCAGTTTCTACATAAAAAGATTGAGCTAATGGGTCATTTTTAGTTAAACACTTTGCTTTAGCTTCAGCGGAAGTTTGAATACTTGTAAGAGCTTGTTGAATTGTTAAAGCTCCTGTTGCTACTTGATTATTCCAATATGCAAATCCTGCGGCGTCTGGAGCTCTTCCTAGTGAAGAGTTATATGCGGCAGTAATT